TTATCTAATAAAAAAACAACCACAAACCCTTGTGGTTGTTGCCTTTTTAAGTATTGGCGGGAGTGGATAGGAATCGAACCTACCAGCGACATCACGTGCCGCCCACTCGGTTTTGAAGTTTGATAAGTACTTTTTCAATATATACATAAGTTTTTTAAAAACCTTTACGTTACTGATTTTTTCTATTTTATATTTCTTAGTTAACTTGTATTTTTCAATCATTTGCAACCATTTCGGTTGCAATTTTGGTTGCATTGGCGTTTCTTTTTTTTCGAAAAATGTCGAAAAGAAATTTTGAAAATGTCTTGTATTTTAGACACAAAGTGTATATAATAAAATCAGAAGGTTAAATACAAGACAGGAGGAGTAAACAATGAACAAAAAAGAGATCATGAAAAAAGCAGTTGCTTTAGCGAAAACAATGATTGGTGATTGGGTAGCTCGCATGGCTCTAGCGCTTAAAACAGTATGGGCAGAGGTGAAAAAGATGAGAGAAAAAGTGTTACCAACTTTAAAAGGGACAGAAAAACAGGTTGCGTGGGCTAATGATGTTCGCGCTAAGTTAGTTCCGATCGTAGAGAAAGCAGTTGATATGTTCGTTTCTAAATTAGAAAAAGCGGAATTTTTCGAGAAAAAAGACGATGCTTATCGCGCGAAAAAGAAAGAAGAAATTCTTGCGGCGCTCGATGAATTTATGAATAAAGACCGCGCAGATTATTGGATTCATTTTACGCAGACGAACGTAATCCACCGCGGAAGAATCGATGAGGAATGCTTGTTGTATATGTTCTCCTATCAGTTTTTAAGTGGGCGTTTACAATCAGCATTTGATCGTATGCGTTCCAAATTATACTTATAATCTTTATCTCCTCCTGTCAAAAATAACGAAAGGGGAAATTAAAATGGCAATGTTATTATTTAAAGAAGAGTGTTTAGGTAAAGATGCAGCATTTGAGGAAGCGATTGAAAAAGTTTTCCAAATGATTGAAGGAGCGTACGAATGGCATTTAGATTCTTTAGACTTTATTTACCCTCTCGAGCGTAGAGAGGTCAGTCTAACGAACGAAAAAGGAAAACACGCAGGAAGAGTTATGATCGAAATCCATCCAGCAGATGATGAAGGTTTTTACATTGTCGAGGTGTACCTTATTGACGGTACCATCTCTCCAATCGTATCTGTTTATACGGCTCGAGAAGCGGAGAAAATATGGGGTTTGGGACAGAATACGGTAACGAAATGGATCGAGCGGGGAAAGTTTAAAATAAGCGAAGCACGGAAAAGTGGTGGCACGTGGTTAGTTACCCACAAAGGGATGGAACGTGTAGCTGGTCGTCTAGATAATTCGTGGATGAAGGAGATTGTTGAAAATTATGTAAATGGATTGAAAATATCTGTTGATAAAGCGGACATGTTTTATGCGTGCGATTACATTGATGAGATTGAAGATATACTAGATGAAAAAGAAATTGAGTACACAGACATAGAAAAAGAAAAAATAAAACGCTTAATTATAAGCGAATTATTTGAAGAATACGGTGAGCATAACGTGTTTTACGGTTCTTATGAACATAAAATTTTTATCAATGATAAAGCCGAAACCATTTACGCTCAACTAGTAATTAGAAAATAGTGATACAAAATTGATACATTTGGTTATTTTGTAAAGAAGCATAATGCTAAAATTATAAAAAATTACTTTAAAACAAAAAAAAGCCCCTAACCGATTGGCCAGGGGCTTACTACTTTTACTCTTGTACTACAAAAACATTGTAACCTTTTGCTTTCAATTCAGCAGCTAGACGATCGGCATTTGCTTTCTCTGCAAAAACTCCTACTTGTACTTTATATAATAGTTTGTTTGAAGTTTTTGACTTCGATTCCACAGGCTTCACTTGTAATCCTAATCCTTTCGCTAATCCTCTACCGTGTGCCTCTGCCAATCCTCGCAAGAATTTATCATCTTTAAGTAACCCAGCTTCTCTTGAGTTATCGATGAACAGATTCTCCGTTAAGATAGCTGGCATTTTTGTCTCACGAACGACAGAAAAGTTAGAACGTTTCTTTCCTCTGTCTGTGATGTTAAATTGTTTCAAATAAGACATGACTTCACCGTGTATGACATTCTGCATGGCTATTGTCTTAGCACTCACCGTTCCATTATAGATGTGCGACTCAAACCCTTGTCCACCACCTGCATTGACATGAAGGCTAATGAAGTAATCAGCTTTCCAATTGTTTGCAATATTATCACGTTGAGATAATTCAACAAATACATCCGCTTCACGTGTCATTTTGACTTCACAAACATAATTCTTGATTAAGAAGTCACGTAACATTGTGGCAAGTTTAAGTGTTATATTTTTCTCTTGAATACCATTTCCAACGGCTCCTGGATCATTCCCACCGTGTCCAGCGTCGATAAAAATTTTACTCATTGCTTCTATCCCCTTTCTGTTTCAAAACTTCTACTGCATTTTTTAATACTTCAGGCAATGGCAAGCCTGTCCTACCGATGTTCTCAAAGATCGATAAAAGTTCGTTAGCTAAATAAAAGAAAATTGTTGCGTCTCGAATGAAATGAGCGTCACCAAGCGTCTGATCTACAAGATGTGCGATAGCAATCAGGACGAAAATATATACTTTTCGTGCGATTCCAATCAAACCAATTGAACTTTTCAGTTTGCTCTCAATGCTTGCTGCGATCACGCCGGTGATATAGTCGATGATTACAAAAGAGAGTAAAACACCAAGCAATGCCGACCACCCACCATAAAAATAAGAGGCTGTGGCCCCAAAAAATGATATTGCTGTTTTAAGAAATACATCTAATCGTTCCATATGAATCCTCCTTTTTTATTATGAATATAAAAAAGCTACCCAAATTGGGCAGCTTATCTACATTAATAAAAAACACCAATAAAAACACCTATTTTTTAGGTGTCACCATATTATCTTGCTCAATTATTGGATTCTGAAAAATTCTTATAATCTCATTCATAGCTTCAATTTCCTTAAATCCAGTTACTGGCACTCGATTTAAAAATACCATTATATTGTTGATCTGATTCTCGTTAAATTCAAATTTTGCCATTATTACCCCTCCATCCACATCTTATCTATCTTATCCCATTTCGGTTTTTTAGATTTTTTGGAGGTTTTACTTTGATGTGCTTCTTTCCATTAAACCGATCTTCTGGGATTACGGCATCTATAAGATATTCTCCTGTCATTTCGTCAATTTCAGCCACTTCAATTCGTTTCTTTTCGTTGTACCATTTTATCAAGATGAAACACCTCCATCAATGATGTCAAGGTTATAGTAGTATTTTCCTTCTTCTCCAACACGTGTACCTATGATAAAAACATCTACAACTTTATCAACGTCAGTGCTTTTTATGACGAAATAGTCAGGTGCTTGTTCTACTATTTCGATTCCGTTTTTATTAAAGAAAAGTGAATATCCATTGATAGTTTTGTAGAAGACTGAATCCAGATAAACTTTTGTTCCTGTCGTTGACACATTAATCCCTTGCATTAGGTCACTGATCAACGTTCGCGGACTGTCGATAGGCGACATACCGTAGTTTTTTCCGTCAATTACGATAGACCCACCAGACTTAGTCCCATCAGACCTAAATGTATGTTTTGCTTCACCACCAATGTAGAACACAACCTGCGATCCATCTTGATAGATATAGTTTGATGCATCCCGTCTCCAACGAGCATTACCGCCACCATAATCTACCGAAGTTGACCCGAAATAGACGATAGAGTTATAAGCGTTCAACCTGACACTGCCGACATCAGCGGAAAGATATATATCGCTATTTGATGAACTACCTGCACCTATCCATCCTTGACGTGTAGCTCCATCACTTTCGTAAAATGCAAAATAAGATACATTTGCATTCCCAGTATTGTTGCCTTTTATGCCAGAGCCATTAGGCATAAATGTTTTTACTTGATTATAAATTACTCCTGTATTGTAATAACCTAAATATAAAGAACCGCCAGCTGCATTAAGCGTAATATTACCGTTTGCGTGGTCTTTTAAGATCGGGCCGTTGTTATATTTGCTTGTAATTTGCTTACCAGAAGCTAAATAATAATCGCCATCTGCTTCAATGTACTCCAAGCTGTGTATGTGTCCAGTTGTGTATAACATTCCAGCATCAATTTTTACTTGTGTTAATGATGTAACCGTTCCGCCAATCCTATCAGTGAATCCAAGGTACACTTCAAAGTCATCTCCAGACCCTAGTCGACTAGCGCCTATCGTATACATTGTGCTAGTCCCTACACTATTAGGTACTTTTACTGTAATTGCACCCATGCCGAGCCCATCATTTTGCCCGCCTTGTCCGTCAATAAATAGGTTTGCTGTTTTAATGTCACCACTATAAACGCCAGTGACCGAATCAATTGTTATTGATTTTAGCGTTCCTGTTGTAATATTTGATGCGTTTAAGTTGACAACATTTACTTTTGAGGCATCAAGTGTGCCTGTTGTAATAGACGAAGCATCAATATATCCATCCAATACTTTCAATCCATAATTTGATGAAATTTTATTTAGGCTGCCATCAAATTCCAATTTGTATGTTGTATATTCATCAGCAATTAATGGCGTATTGCTCGCATACGCAGCCGCTATTTCTGCATCAGTTCTAGCACGTCTGGAAATGCGAAGGTCGTCGATGAGGGAGTTTAATGATTTACCTATCATAAACGATGATGTAGTAATATTAAATGTTCCTGTGTAAGATTTACTAGCAACCATTTGCCCATTTAAATAAAGTTTCTTTGTTTGCCCATCCCAAGTAACTACTAAATAAACCCATGTATTTAAATATTGAGATGGTACATCGTAAATAAGCACATCAGAATTGATATTACTTGTATAGATTGAAATACGTGGTATGCCTGCAGATTTAAATGGCAGCCATATGCGACCACCCCAGCCAGAATCAGTACCAACAAGTATATCGCCGTCTCTAGGAATATTAGGTAACACGCACCAGCACTCCACCGTCCCCTCCTGCGGATTCAATACCCCCGTCGTTGGGATAGTCATGGTCTCGGCGGAGCGGGTAGCTTGCGTCGTGGTGTCGTTGGCAAAGATGATTGATGTTGGGTAGGATTTTTGTTCTAACTGAGCATCATCAATCCAAATAGTACCAAGTGCATTTGCAACATTGACTTGGAAAGATATATCAAATCTAACTTTTGCAGTGTTTGCGGGAGTAACTCCTGATACATATAATCGTTGCCAACCTGATGTATTTCCTGTTGGTGATGTTGTACTCATGAAAGTAGATATTACCGCACCTGTGCTGTCAAATGCAGTACCGGCAACTCCTATTTTTACATCTACTCCAGAAATCTGATAATAAATGGAATGAGTAATATTAACAGAAGCACCGACAGCGACATCTTGATACAATGAGCATTGCCCACCAGTCGTACCAGAAGAATTTGCTGTTATCTCTATTTTTTGCGACTTCAACCCAGATGACCGATAAATAGTAGTATCAATAGAATAAACTGCAGTTACACCAGTTTTTACCCAGTTACTCCACCCATCCGCCACACCAGTCGTTCCCGTGTACACCTCAAAGCTGGCGTTCTTGAGTAAGTTCTGCGTCCCCTCTTCCACCATGATTGCCTTGCCGAATTTGCCTGTCTCGAATCGTGGTGTGTTTGTTACGACTTGTGTGCCATCTTGTTTGTATGCGATACTACTTCTACTAAATGTAGCATCACTAACGCCAGTATCATAATTATATCTCCCAAGTGTTACACCTAAAGTTTTGTCATCTCGTTTTAGATTTATGTTCCCTGTATATCCATTTAATTCAATTTTGTCATTTCCTACATTTACTATAGATGAATCAATAACACCTGAAGTTATTTTGTCTGCTGACAAATCTGATATTTTTGCATTTGTTATTGAACCATCTTTAATATTGACTGTATCAACTTGAGCAGCGCCTATTTTAGCACTTGTTATTGACGCATCCTCAATTTTAACTGTAGTGATTGAACCATCACCAATTTTCGCAGTAGTTATAGCACCATCTGCAATGATAGCACTACCTGCTGTGATGGTATTTGCCGCAATATTGTTTGCAGTTATAGTATTAGACGCTATTTTATCACCTGTAATCGTACCAGCAACGATTTTATCGGCTGTAATAGCATTCGCGGCAATTACTCGATTGTCTACTGCTCCACTTGAGATTTTAGGATTTGTAATTGCCCCATCTGTAATACCAGCCGAATAAACACCGTTGTGGTCATATAAAACAGTCGCTCCATCTGCGCTTCTAACTCTTAAACCGTAAACGGTACCATCACCATTTACATCACCTAACGAAACACGCTCGACGGGTGTTTGTTGATTGTCGAACACTTGTAGACGGTTGCCACTAATACGTAATTTTCCGTTCGCACCTTGCACAGTTACTTGTCCAGTATCAATAGTCCCGGACGTTATTTTAGTTGCTGTTAAACTAACAATTTTTGCATCCGTGATACTACCATCTGCAATTTGTGCTGTTTGTACTGCACCTGTTCCTATCAAAGCTGTTGTAATAGCACCATTTTGAATTTTAGCTGTAGATATTGAAGCGTCTGCAATTTTGGCGTTATCAATAGCTGCATTCGCAATTTTTGCATTGGTTATCGCACTATCTTGTATGTTTGCAGTACCTACAGCTAAAGAAGCAATCTTTGCATTGTCTATACTTGCATTGCATTCGCAATTTTTGCATTGGTTATCGCACTATCTTGTATGTTTGCAGTACCTACAGCTAAAGAAGCAATCTTTGCATTGTCTATACTTGCATTCGCAATTTTTGCATTGGTTATCGCACTATCTTGTATGTTTGCAGTACCTACAGCTAAAGAAGCAATCTTTGCATTGTCTATACTTGCATTCGCAATTTTTGCGTTTGTTACTGCTAAATCATTAATCATCGCTGTATCTACTTTTAGATTGTCTATTCTAGCGTTTACTGCATTTAAATCTTCAATATCGGCTTTGTTAATTAGTGCTTGATTGATCAATACTTGTTCATGAACTACCCTTTCAATCTTTTGTGAAATAGTTCCTGCAGTGTTGAAGGCATTTTTGTTTTCTGTCTCCCCAATAGTCTCAATTTCAGATGTAAGTCCACCGGAGTATTTTAAGAAATGACGCATAACTGGAATGTAAAAGGTTTGGTTGTCGGTGGTGGTTATCTCGACTTTATCTCCGCACTCAATTGCTGGATTGCCCTGCCACTTTAATTTCGCCGGATAATAAGAAAAGCCATTAAGCTTGTTGTAAATATCAGTTAGTATCTGGTCTGTAACCCAGGGATTTTCAAAGACTACTTCGCTACCTCCAGCACTTATTGTTCCCTTGCTTAAAGTGGTGTCCCCAATAATTGCTGTGACTTTGTCTATCCTGAATAGATTATCCTTTGTCTTATTAAAATCAATGTAATTGTCTCCGGTAATTGTTTCCGACACCGTCGAAGCATAGCTTCGTATTTCTAATTTCCCATCCCGGTTAAACTTTGCAAAGCCACCACACAGGGAAGCTACATAACCGATTACTTCCCGGAAAGTGTAGCCTTCTAACTTTGATATAGTATAGTTTGGTAGCGTCCCGACAAATTGTATCCCAGTCTTAGTGCATATTTCGTTTACTACATCCGTTAAAGTTGCCGGGTAAGTTAATCCACTAATATATTGTTGCTCCAGCTTTACCATGCCATCATAGCACGTTAACTTTGCTATGTTTTTATTCCATGTTACCTTATCGACATAAAATACTCCCAATGGTACATACTCTATTGTTCCAGCCATATCTAAGCCAAGATATGGCTTAATAGTGGCAGTTTCAAAGACTTCATTGACGTTTACCAAGAAAATATTAAGCGTGGCGGCTGCGTTCGTTCCTATTTCAAAAGCACTGTCGGGATTGCTGGTGTCTTCGTAAGCCAAATCAACGATATTATCCTCATAGTAGGTATTATTATTGATTTGCACCTTTGCTTTTATCGTTCTTCCTGACTGCTTTATTGTATCCTTAAAAGCCTGCGATACATTGTACATTCCCTCTCACCTACTTCTCAATAAAGCTTAAACTTAATCCCTGCCAGGTATAGTTCCCAGAGCTATCTTTTTTAAGTATCGGTGCGGATCTATCACCCACATAGAAGGTTTTAGTAATTACCGCTCCGGCCATTGGGTCTGGGTATTCAACTGTAAAAAATTCAGCGCTGGTTGCTTGAAGAATTGCAGAAATGTTGGCCATTGTTAAAGGTGGCCACTCGCATTTTAACTTCCTTTTCGTCGCTATTCTATCCCGGATAAGCTCACCTTTCGCGTTCCGGTTACTTTCGCCATCAATGTCGTAAATATTCACCTCAAAAGTCGAAGGAGTGGCAATAGCCACCCCATTAATCTTCAGCATATTACCACCCCTCCTATATCGTTATAAGGTTTTTCCCTGCTTGCCTTTGTACCATGTTTATGCCGTTAATAATTTCTTTGAATATCGTATGGCCGCCAAGGTTAATGGTTAGTTCAATTGGTCTATCATATATACTTTTTGGTGTTTCCTGGCTTCGTGAAACAGAAATATTATTTGCAGCTAAGCCTAACTGAGGTTGAATAGCTACTCCCTGCAAAACACCAGCGGTGGCATTTACAGCCGCCTTAATATTGCTAACATTGCTGTAAATACCCTGCGCTAACATATCCATAAAGTTAGGCATCCATTTATCCGCTGTGCTTCCAGGTCCTTCTTTTGTTGGAGAACTAAAACCTAACAGGTCTTTAAATATCTTAGCTATTGTACCTCCAGCCTTTTTGACTTCGTTAACCTTACTTTTTATCCCGTCTACAATATTTTTGATTAAATTTTTACCCCACTCGAACGGCTTTGTTAGGGGGTTCTTCTTGTGGTCAAAGTATTCTAATATCTTGTTTTTAATGCTTTCCCACTTCGTCGCAACGTCAGATCTCTTAAATGTTTCCCAAGCTGATAAAATACCATTTTTGACTGCGCTCCACTTGCTTGGTAACTCGGTTTTTAAATTTCCAATCTTTTCTAATATCTTGTTTTTAATGCTTTCCCACTTCGTCGCAACGTCAGTATTTTTAAAACTCTCCCATTTCTCTAAAATTTTGGCTTTTATTCCATTCCAAGTATTAGGTAAATCTGTTTTTAATTCTTCGTATTTCTGCTTAATCTTGCTCTTAATTTCGTTCCATTTTAATACAACATCGCTGTTTTTAAATGTTTCCCAAGCGTCTAATATTTTCTTTTTAATGTTATCCCAGCTTAAAGTTGATTTAAGACCGTCCCATACATCGCCAATTCTTCTCTTAATCTCTTCCCATTTTTTAGCAAAAGTTTCTTTTATGCCTTCAAGTTTCTCACTTCCGCTTTTTTTAATTTCGCTTAAAGTGTTTGGGATATCTATTTTAGCTAAATTCCCTAATTGTTTGGTCGCTTCTTCTATTCCTTTTGATAAATTAGTTAAATCTACCCCAGGCAATTTAATAGGTGGCAATCCTCCGGTCTCTCCGTCACTTCCTGTGTTTGCCTGCTGTAATCTGTGCATTTCATCGAAGGATTGTAAATTGTCGGCGGTATTTTTAGCCGCTTTCCCAAGATTTCTAATCGCATCAGCCTGTTTATTTATTGCATTAGCCGCATTCCCAGCACTATTGGCAATTTCGTTTTGGCGATTAGCAAGTTGTTTTAGTTTTTGCAACTCGGAAATGTCATTAGAACCTTCCGCTGGGCTTCCTGGTTTCCTGGTGGCTAAGATTGTTTTTTCTTTGTTAATGTAATCCATTAAAGCGTTTTGAGCTTTCCCAAAAGCTTCCCCTATACCCGGTATCCATCCGAGTAACAATTTATAGTAGCTGATTATACCGTAGACAATATAAGCTATCCCGATTTTCAACGCTCCCCAGGCTTGCAAACCGTAGTATTTCACCTTATCCCAGTTTTTATAAACCAGTATCCCGGCAACAATTAAAGCGGCTATGGCACCAATAGCGATTCCAATTGGCCCAAGAATAGCTCTCCATGCAGCCGTAGCAGCTATTTTAATCGCTCCAAAAACCCCAACTGATGCTATGCCCTCTGCGTTGGCAAGTTTCATTTGTAATCTGTAATAATTGATGGCATTTGCTAAAAGTATTTGCCCAATTGACGCAGCTTTAGCTGTCCCGTTGGCAACCGCCATGATTGATTTCCAAAACAAAGTAGCTTGACTTGCGATATTCATACCTAATGCCACAAGCTTGGTTGATGTAAATAAAAGTAAAGCTCCTAAAGCCATTGGCCTAAAAATGTTCCAATTGCTTCGAATAAAATTTACTAACCCCGAAATTATGCCCCAAATCCCTTTAACAGCATCTCCAATCATTTGAAAAGCAAATAAAACGTTTGGCCCGAACATTTCACTTATTGCATACTGAAGTCCACCCTTTTCTATTTCGCTCTTAAATTGCTGTAGCCAATCTCTAACCCCTTTTAACCAATTCTTTAAACCTTCAAACGCTCCTTCTGTTGCTTTGCCAATTATTCCTCTTAATGTATCCTTAATTGTTGAAGTAATGCCTTGCCAAGTATTTTCCATGTTTTTCATTAAGTCTTTGAATCGTTCTTCCATTCCTACAACCAATACATTAACTGCCTTATCTGCTGGTATTAAACCTTCTTCAGCCAATTTTCTTACTTCTGGAACTGTTTTTCCTATTGCTTTAGCTAATATATGCCAAGCGGGAATACCCGCACTTGTTAACTGCATCATATCTTGAGCAGTAACTCTACCTGCATTCCTCATTTGCCCAAGGGCGTAAGTTATCCTACTAATTGTTTCTTCTCCTCCACCTACTCCTGCCGCAGCGTCCCCTACTGCCTTCATGATAGGTAAAACATCTTTAGCTTCAAAGCCAAATGCCATTAGCATTTTTGCACTATCTTGCAATTGAGGGAACTCGAATGGAGTTTTATCAGCAAAATCTTGCAAACTCTCCAAAAAGCTTTTTGCCTGTTGTGCACTACCTAACATTGTTGTAAAGCCTATTTTCGCATTTTCCATCATTGTATTAAAGTCAAAAATCGTTCCAACAAGACTTCTAAATCCATTTTGAATAGCATTAAATAAACCCATTCCAATGGAAAAAGACACTGCATTTCTAAATATATCGCTTATTGTGTTTCCTACCGTTCTTGCTTTCGTTTGTGCTACTGCTAAATCTTTATCGTATTGCGACATATCTACGCCCAATACTGCGAAAAGTTCTCCAACTTTCACACTTTATCACCACCTTTTAGAAAAAGAAGGAATATATTTTTTTTTGTAGAACTTAGTAAAAAAATAAAATAAGGAGGATTTATATGAATATTGATTTACTATCTTTAAAGAAAGATTTAACTGCGGAAGAATTAACTTTAGTAAACATGGAATTAGAAAGAAAGAAAAAAAGTTCAACTGCTATGTGGATTTTATGGCTTTTTCTTGGCGGTTTAGGCGGTCATAGATATTATTTAGGTGATATTGGTAGAGGTATTACTATGACATTAACTTTAGGCGGACTGGGCATTTGGACCTTAATTGATGCCTTTTTTATAGGCAAACGCTTAGAACATAAAAATCTCGAATTAGAAATGGAAATTATAGATAAAGTAAAAAAGATGCGTTCTTTGCCACAACAATAACTACCACGGCCCTTTTAATCCTTTAGCTTTGGCATCTTCGATTAACAAAGCCCAGTCGTCTTTCTCTTGCGACTGGGCTTTTAGTATTGCCTCAACCTGCTTCTTAAAATCTTTGCTGATAAAATCTTCTGGCTCGACCATGTCCTTTTCCCCACCAAGAGCAATAAAGCTGTTCACGATTACCGCAGCCAGAAAAGCCCAGCCGTTCATTTGTTGCTTGTACTCTTCTAATAGCTTCTGTTTTCTTATTTCCTCCACGATTGCATAAAGCTCGCTGGGCCTTAGCTGCTTTATCTCATCAATATTCCAGCCAAACTCTCTTGCCAATAGCGTTACTATTTCTGCGTTGATCCAAGCTGAACCAAAGACACCAGTTTCGGTATCAGCTTCTTCAATCCGAAAAAATTTACTTCGATAAATGCTTGAATAAGCTCCTCCAATTCACTTATATATGCGTTTTTAACATCAGTTTCGGTTATGTCCGGGAAAATGGCAGGTATCTTTTTGTAAAGTAAATCCCAATCAATTTCTAAATTATCTAATGCCTTGCCTAAATCTTTAATCTTTCCTTTTGTCGCAGGGAAAAGTTTTGCTAAAAGCTGTTCTAATTCACCTATCTTTTTTTCCTCAACAGTTATTGTCTTACCAGCAAATGTTATAACCTTAGTCCTCATAAACTAAAACCTCCCTATAATCTCACGTATAATTGCCCTACGCCTTCAAAATCGATTTTATCTTGCACAACATCATCAACCTTATCTTCTATGCCTTCGCTTGTAATAATTGCAAAGCCTTCGAGACATCTCTGACTTGCTCCGCTGTCGATATAGAGCTTAACTACTACCAATTGCCCAAGTGATTTGAAAAATCTATCATCGCCCCAGTAAGCTTCTGCTTTTCCACTCCAACCATCAACCGTCTGTATAAAATTTTTCCAGCCATTGCTGTTAAAGGTAGTAACTTCTTTGACGTCAGCCTTCAAGTCTACACTCCAGTTAAAAAATCCACCACATTGTACCATTGTCAAGGCTTTGCCGCTCACAGTTACTACATCTGTAGCAGTAAGCGGCGTATCAAAAACAACATAACCGCCTGCATACTCAAGCTTAAATCCGCTTGTAATGATAGAGCCATTTTTTTTCACGGTTACGGGTGATGTCGGGTTCCAGTATCTATAAGCTGTATTCGTGACCTGATAACGTGTGTAAGTTGCATCTGCTGTAGTAGCTTGGTCAGTAAAAGTAACAGGAGCAGCGGTAACGTCAGAAACATATACCGCTGCAACCTTGCCCGCTAATGCCATATCATTTCACCTCACTATGTTAAGGTTACGGTAGGTTGTCCGGTCCCTCTGAAATCTGCTTTGAATGTTTGTTTGTCGTCAACTTTTGCTTCAAGTCCAATGCTTTCAAGATATGCAGTGCCAGTAATTTTCTTTGTGCTGTCTATTCTAAACTCAACATCGACTGTGGTTCCGTTCATAAATGCGTTAATTAAAGCCGCCTGCCCTGTTGTATCGGTAGGCTTGAAATTCCCTTCTATTTTACCGGACCATTCGTTAATCGTCTGGATAAATTCTTTCCAGCCGTTGCTGTCAAAATTGGTAGTTTCTTTCGTATCAGCCTTGAAATCAACACTCCATTGATCTATTTCAGCTACTTTATTAGCACCAATATAAACGCTTCCTGATTTGCCACTAATAGCCATCTTTAACCAACCTCCTTAATTATTCTGAAATTGACAACAAAAATAGCTCTGTCGCTCTCATCTCTCGGCAGAGCTTCCGGGCTTTGCTTTGCTTGAATGAGCAAATATCTAACATTGTTGATTACTGTCTCTGTCAAGCCATGCAGTGTATTTCTAACCTGCTCTATTTTTTGTCTTCCTGCAGAGTAACTTTTATTTCTTACTAAAACCTGCAACCCTGGATATTCTAAGTTTGCATCTGTCAAATCCTGCGGTTCGCCAGCATACTCAAAAAGGGCAATTGCGTTATCTGGAGTAGCCGGAAGTTGCCCCTTGAATATATCTGTGCCTATTGTGCCTATTCCTTTTTGTTGCAGATATAAAGCAATATCATCAAGCAACATACTAATCACTCACTCTCAGAGTGTCCTTAATTACCTTATCAATGTAGGCATGATATTTAGCTTTGTTTTCATTAAAAGGATTTTCAAGATACTTAGGCCCGCCACCCTTGGGATGATTAAAATCAAGTCTCTCATGCTGCACAATCGCATACGGTAGGTCATAACCTACCCTTACCTCAAGTTTATTCCCGTTTACTTTGAGCGGACTAACACTGCAATTCGCCCTCAGATCACCTGTATCAATTGGCGCCTGTTCTGCTGACTTTCTCTGTAAGTCCGCAGCACATTTCATAAGTGCGTTAGTTGCTGCCATCTTTGCAATAGTTTTTGCTTTAGTATCATCCCATCTTAGATTAAAGTTGGCCATTATAGCGCCACCTCGTAATGAGTAATCTTACCATCCAGGTCCACAATCTCGCTTACGGTGATTACGACGTATTCTTTGCCGTTATAAACTACCCGGTCATCTGGACCAATTGAGTCTATGCAGTACATCGTCGCTTCTGAAACTACCTGATTGCCTTGCTTATCCCTTACAAGTTTCCTTTTCATCTCAAAACGACAGGAAATGGTTTTTGTACTTGATACAGGTTCGCCGTATTCGTTATAACCAGTTGTAGTTTTAAGCGTTGCAGTTTGATTGAGATAGTCTTTTATCATCTTATCGCCACCGCCCCGGCAAGGTAGGGCTTGAGTAGCTCTAATGCTTCCTTACTCAACAGCTTTAAACTTGCCCGATATTCTTCGCTTACGTCCCCAAAGCTTACCCGGACTACATTTTGCTCTTGGGCTTTTGTCCTGGCGCTGTTGCCGTATTTCAGTACAGCCAGAGCTTCTTCACATGTTGCAGCTTTAACGTTTTCGTTTATTGTGTCTTCGTAGACGTAGCCAATTGTAAAGTTAAAGCTCCGCTCCCGTTCTGGCGCACCAAAGGACGGATAAGCTCTGGGAAATTCTAAAAGTTGATCTGGGTCGGCTTTTATTCCTTTGTATTGCAATCGGTTAATCCGGCGAGTTGCTTCAATCAGCGCCTTTTCTTTCATAGTACTATCCGCATTAAGCCACTCATCTGCAAAAAGCTTCCCGGCAAAGTATTCTTCTGCTTTGGTTAGGTCAACATAGCTATTAATGCCCACCTGTAAGGCCATAAGGCATCACTCCTTAACTGTTTTTGCCGGGAGATTTCTTCCTGGATGGTGTTTTTTCCTGCTTTTCTTCCTCATTTTCAACTACAACTTCAAAATCAAGGCTTTGGGAGAGCCTGTCGGCCAGCTCCCCATCAACCTCCCATATTAAACCAGTGTTTTTGTTTTTAACCCACATTCACATCACCTTACGCCTTGTTTGCTGTGATAACAACTAATGCCTCCGGACGAATAGTTTTAGCGCCATAGAGGTGTAAGCCTTTTAGAGCATCGGCAAAGCGTTTTTCTGGCCGATATGCTTCAACTTTATTGATTTGGTCAGCATAAGTGATAGCCATTTGATGACCTGCCATGATTTTATATTTCGTACCAGTTGTGTTTGCAATGTTATTAGAAGTATAAATCGTGAATCCAGCAGCTTCTCCGACTTCTCCAGTTCTTAAAACTCGATCAGCACTTGCTGTGAATTTTACAAATCTGTCATCTTTCAAGAGCAGACCATAAAACCATGGTGGCACAATTGCCCATCTATTAACCCTTGGGATATTCGCTTCATCCAGTTTAATACCAGCATCAACAAGGTATTCGTAAGCAGTTGTAGCACTGGGAACAACTGGTGTAGTATCATCCCCAATTGCATTTGCAGCATATGTGTATTGAGAAGCTATATATTGGTCTGCTTTATCTGCTAATGCATATGCAGCTTCTTGCATAGCTGAATCCATAAGCTTTGGATTTGTTTGTGCTTGATCAATATCATCAATCAAAAAGTTGAATGCTTTCGCCTGATCAATAACTAATGTTCTTTGTGCATCAGTCAAGGTTTCCGGTGCTGGTAAGTCAGTATTTTTTACATAGTCAAATACGCTAATTGGCCCAATGTTGTTTATTTTAACAGTATCACCATAGTTTCTAATTTCGCCTTCATAATCTCTGTTGACAACGTTACCAAATACAAGGTTCTTCCTTAAGTTCTCAAGTAATCTTGCAGCCCAAATTTGTGGGATAAAGTTTGTAATAGCCATATTAAATCATCCTCCTTTTACTTGTTTAAGTTACTTGATTAGACCTTTGGCCATTTGATCTTGAATTACTGCCCAGTTGGCGTTGATTTCATCCGGTGTCATCCGGTTAATCTCCGCCCTGGTGTAAATTTTGGAATAGCCTTTTTGGTCAGCAGGGTTAGTCCCGCCACCAATTGGTTTCCCGGAAATGCCCAAAAGTTTCTTTAGCATTTCCGCGTCCTGCCTGATTGTTTCCTCATCCTCACCAAAAATGCGGTTCGCCAGGTCTAGCGGTAGCCCCATTTCGGTTAGGATTTTGGTCTTTGTTGTTTGTAACTGCGCTTCCCGTGCAAGTCTTTCCTTCTCCTGCAATGCCTTTTCGTATTCGGCAAGTTTGGCCTGCAGTTTTTCCTGCTCGGTCATTTGCGCTTCCTTCAGTTTTTGCAATTCCTCAGCAGCCTTTTTTAGCTGTTCGTAATCCTTATATTTTTCTTTCTCACGTTTTAACCTTTCTGCAATTATTCTGTCAATTTCTTCTTGAGTAAAGGTTTTTGTCTGCTGAGTATCATTACCCGCTGTTTGATTTTGTGTCTGATTATCCTGCCCAGCGTCAGCAGGATTAGTTTGGGTATTTAAAACATCATCTTGCATAATAAAATTACCTCCTTTTAATTTCCGTGCTTAACCGGCGCACGTTGCCGTAATATATGCAAAAATAAAAGCGCCTGCTTTTGCAAGTGCTTTGTAAACAAGGCATAAAAATACCACCTCAACCGATTTAACCGGGTTGGTGGTTAATTAGTGGGATATTACTTTAATTTTTGTCGCCAAGTCTTTAATTGATGTTCCGTCAATTTTGTAGTTATTTAAAAAATCCTCAATCCCATTAAATACTTGCTCAGTTTCTTGCTTATAACTTTCTGCAATGAAAATTTTTTCCCCATCATAGGTCAAAGAGTATTCTTTGTCTCGATATTTAAAAATTATTTCACCTACCGTGTCTATATCTTCCCTAAATTCTTCGATATTTTTGTACTTATCGTACGGTATCATCAGTCATCACTCCAAATGTCTTTAATTAATTCATTCTCTTCTTTAGTTAATTCACGCCATTTTTTTGAACGTTTCCCCTTTACCCAATCATGTGCATGAGGAACAACTGGGTGAAACCATGGTTTGTTATGGTCAGTTAAGTCAATATCCAATTTAGCATGGCCGTTTTCATCGTAAAATCTTCGTTGCTCAACTTTTCCACTCTCTCGTTTTAAATCAACAATTCCATTTGGTAAAGCTTTTCGGGGAATACTTCTCCCCTCCACAGTTATTATACCACTCTTCTCATCTATATTGACTATTTTGCCTAATTTCAAATTATCGAGATATTGACTATATTGCTTTATTATTTGAGCATCCTTACCCACTGGTCTCGTTCCGCTTTTTTCATAGCTTTTCTTAAGCTTTTCTGCGGCCTTAACTTTCTCAACTAGTGGGGTATTTTCACTGTACAATACTTCCCTTGCCCGCCGCCGATTTGTAGCTATCGTCACCATATCCCGCATTTCTTTGTATGCCTTCTTCTCTTCTTCGCTTCGCGGGTCTTTGGTAAGTGAAGTATTGCTGTATTTCTGTACCTTATCCGCATCTGGGTCTAATTCTCTTACATAAGGCTGTAAAGTATGCCGGCAGTTTGGATGAATTGGCGGTCTGTATTCATCAGTGAGCTTCGGATAGCGTTTATCTTTGCCGCTAATGCTGAATACCTTACCCTGGAGCGGAGCACATTTCTCACAGGTAGGATAATGCGTCGTTATCTTCACTAAATCAAGTCCCGCTTCCCGGCAGGTATTTATCGTGGCCGCGCTTGCAGCTTCTCTGGTGGTAGTCCTGGCCACCATCTCCGCATAGCTATCTAACCGCCATTTTCTCCCCAGCTTATCCACAAAAGCTGTGTGGCCCTGGTCAAGTAGCCGCTGAATCACCATCTGTTTCATGTCCTTTATCGTGGTACCGCTGGCCATTTTGCGGCCAGTCTCCTCTAATGCCACCTGCCGGAATACGTCGTTAATACGTCTTCCAATAAATTGGAACGATTCGTGCATACTTACGACCATGTTCTGGGCTACCACATCTATTGCTTTTTGGTGAACCTGAGCAAAGCCGGGATTTTCTTTTACTGCCATTCCCAGATTATTGAGATAGGCCCAGGTTTCAGCCGAGGACTGTGAATACACTTGCCCTATTACCTGCTGTACCCATTTTCGCGTTTCTTCATCAAGCTGGTTTAAGATGTCGTAAACTTCCTTGAGCATATCCTTCCAGTACCCAATCGCGTGGCCTTTGGCTTCTTTAGTGATGATGATTTGCAGAATTTGCTCAAAGGCCCAGCGGTAAAGCTCGATTAGTTGCTGGATTAATTTTTCTTCATCCAATTGCGACATTATTCACCACCGCCGGTATTTGTCGGCGTTATCTGCTCCGGTTGTTGTATCGTCGGCTTAAATACCATTGGCACTTGTGCGTTTGCCTCTACAGCTATCCGCATAAGTTCTTCTCTCAAAGTGTCCATTTCAAACTGGAATAGGTGTCTCAAAGCAGTTTCCCGGCTTACAAGCCCGTTTTGCACCAGCATGGAGTAGATTTCCGCCTGTTCTTTCTCATCTTGTGGTAATCCATCATTCCAAGTAATATTGATATTCTCAAGCTTGATTGCACCAGTCATTCCTTGTGCTACTTCCAATTCGCTTGCAAGTTTTAATACCTTCTTTATTGCCGGATCAAACCTCATCCGAATACGGTTCACCTTCGCCAACGGAGCCATCATTAAACGCCTTAATGCGCTTCCGCTTTCAGCAAGTCCGCTTTTTAGTTGTCCAAATGCAGCAGCGCTAGTTTCGCTCAAAATGTAGAGCTGCTCCATCAGTAATTCAACCTGCCTGAATGCTGCTTCAAGCTGACCATCCCAGGTAACATAACCCGGAGGTTTTTCATCCGGTCCTACTGGGAAGTATTTGCCACCACCACGAAATACCCATTGCCCCGTCTGGGGATCTTTCTCAAGTGCCGTATCAGGACCATGCATGTTTGGATCAGCATGCTTGTCTAATATGCGGCTTATTTGCGCTACTCTTATCTCCAGCTCCTGAATTATGCTGTCCAAGTCAGAATAATCATCCATACCGGTTACCCGGTCCGATGTAAGAATATTATTCACCGGCACGATCAGGATGTCATCAACGCCGGTACTTACCTCATCCTCCTCCAGTACTCCGGCAATCACACCATCTTTCAGTGCATACCTTCGAGTAGTGATTTTCCCCTTCTCGTGAATTTCGGCTATCAAATACTGCTGTTTTTTCTCGCCCAGTAAAGTCGGAGTAGTTTCTTCTACCACATAAGCCAAAACATGGGCCACAATCTCTTTCACATTATCCGGCTGCACTATCGGAAACCATACAAGCGGGGTTTGTGCTTCAATAATTGCCCGGCCATCATAACGCACTTTAAAAAGACCTGTTCCATAGCGGGAAACATCTAATGCCACCTCGTAAGCAGCGTTGATTAAATCATTTTCCTTAATTATCCGCTCCAAGTTCTGCTGCTCCGGACTGTTCCTGTCGCCAGCGCTTATTCTCGGCGATTCCCCCAGGAGCAGGTCTGCCCAAAGCGTGCTTAACCGCTTGTGCCAGTTCAGGATAATCTCCATCGTCGCTGCCTGGTCCGAACGTAGCAGTTTAATCCATTGCGCATATACCTGTTCATGATGTCCCTCAAATAATTTACGGTTGTTATCGTATAAGGTTAATCTCTCGATTTCGCTTTTGGGCGGCCAATCCTGGCCTACCGAAATAAAATTTAAATCAGTTATCATATCATCACCTCTATTATACGAAACGAACCTTTCGTACAATTTACCAACCTGCTGGTTTGTCCACAATAGCTCTACGCCTGTCTAACATATCATCTTCAAGCGCATAGCGAATCGCATCTATGCTGTGATTGTTTTTGTCTGGAAATTCAGCTTTGAAATTACCATCTTTATCTTTTTCAAGTTCATAGTTTAAAAACTCTCTCAATGTATTTGGGCATCTTTCAGGGTCAATTATGATTTCCTCTAGGTCTTGCAAAAACTTTATCCCATACTCAACACTATCAGGGCCTTTCTTTGCACCTTTTACCCTTAATCCATATTCTTTAAGCTCTGCTATTGATTTCGGTTCTGCACTATCTGCAACAATCCAGCCATTTAATGTATTTTCTCTTTTTATTAATTCTGCTGCTTTTCGATTGCTTAGCCCTGCTTGATGTATTTCATAGAAAATGTATAATCTTCTGCGTGTTTTGTCGTAATGGCATACTGAATAATGAAGCGGATCAGATGCATATCCAAAATCAAGGCCTCTTCTTATCCTGTCAAACATCTTTATTTCATCATCGGTGATTTTTCTCGCTGTTACATTAGCAAATATCTCACCACCAGTGCCTGTAACCTCTCCTAAGTATTCATGCCTGTATGCTTTCTCGTTAACTTTTTTAAGATGCTCTGCTTCAATAAAAAACTGTTCCCCAAGCCATGCTTTAGGAACAGTCAAATATGTGCTATGATGTACTTTTCTATCTGACCTTTCAATTAATACTTCTTCATTTACCCAGCTTCTAACTGAATTTGGCGGATTGTATGTGTAGAATATTACGAATTGTTCTCCGCCACGCATGAGGGACTGATTGATTGTCCTTATTTCTTCCATGCCATTAAACTCGTCGACCTCTTCATACCAAATATACTTGATATAGCCTTTTGATACTTTCGTTGACTTAATCTTTTTTGGTTTATCAGCACCCCGAAATAGAATCTTTTGCCCTGTTGGGATATATGTCATTTCCATTGGGCTGTGTTTTATATCCCAGTAATCAGCAACATTTAGTTTTTCTATGGCCCATACAAGCTGTTCAAATACACTATCTTTTAAAGTCTCTTTAACTTTTCTCAAGGCCAGCGCATTGGCGTTTTTGTCTTTCATTATGCCTAATATTATTTCTATGCTAGCAAACGATGATTTTGTTGAACCTCTGCTACCTTTTAGCCAATAGTGTGTATATCTATTATGCTTTATGTCATTGTGTACTTCGTAAAAGCTCGGTGCTATTAGCTCGCTTAATTTAACCTTCATCATCATTGGCATCATCTTCTATGTCATCTACTATCTGAACACCTAAATTACCTTCAACATTTACTTTTTCAGTGAATAATGTATATCTCTTTCCTAACAATTCGGCAGCTTTAACTCTATCTTTTACATTTGGAGTTTTATTTACCATTTCCCAATTGTCTTTCATTACAACTGGTATTTCTTCAACTACTTCTCCACGCATCACTTTTGTCAGAAATTCTAATACTTCATTTTGTGAGGCGATACGTTCATTATCTTTTTGTTTCAAGTTTGTATCAATATAGGCTTTAACGTTAGCATTTGTTAGCAATCTTGAAGCATTGGCTCTTATTGTCTCATAATTTTTTGCTTTATATCCAGCTCTCTTGTATGCTTCTGTTGCATTTCCAGTTTCAATGTAATAGTCCGCAAACCTCTTCTGTTTTTCTGTTAGTTTCACATCACCTCACCCGCTTCTCATCTAAAATACTCTATTTAGAATCCACCTTCCACCCACTCTTTTTTACGCATCTTAAAAACGGACAAACATATTTCGTTCCTGAATAGCTTGACCATACACACTTATCACACATTTATATCACATCCAAAAAATCATCTTTTCATATATAAGTGGCTTTTACACGACAAAATTACTGCGTCCGTTCGTTCTAAAATCATTTCACGGTTCAGTTTTGTACTTAATTTTTTCCTCTTTGTTTTTTATCTTTCCTACTAATCTTTCCATGGCTTCGTGTGTCACTAACCATGTTCCGGCACTTTTCCTCACTTCATCTTCCCGAAACTTCCCTCTCCGTATCCATTGCCGCACAGTCGGTTCTGCTAATCCCCATAGTTCCGCCGCTTCTTGTGCGGTATAGACGAGGAAAAGGGGATTAACCCATTCATTCTTCATCTTCCCACTCCTCATCAATTAGATATCGACTGAAAAATTCTTTTGTTTCTACTCTCTCTATTTCTTTTCTGAACACCGCTACCTCTTCACCATTGTGTCCTTTTGAGAAAAACTCATCCCCTTCAAAAATTAAAACGTAGTATTCATCGCTTTCTAACGCTTCTGGATCACGTTGAAGAAAGTAATCATATAACTTTTTTGCCGCTTCGTTTTCTTTTCCTTCTTCAAAACGATAGCAGCTAACACCAGGTAGTGCCATTCCCCAACCAACATACTCTTCCCAAAGTTCTTCGAGTAATTTGTTTTCTGTTTCTTTATCTTCCGCAAATAACATATTTTCAAATTTTTTGTTAAACTGATGATTAGGAATACCTTCATACTGTTCAGAAACGAACGAAATATCTTCATGCATAGCCGCGTGTAAATCTGGGAATCCCCACTCGAACGACTTGCTGTTTTCATTAATCTCGTACTTTTTGCTTTGTAAACGAATAAACTTCATTTCCAATCCCTCTTTCGTATCGCATTCGTTACACTTATAATATACATCATTTTTGTAACGTATTCAATACATTTCAAAAAATTTCTTTTCGAAAAATTATGGCAAATAAAAAGTTAGTCACTTATAAAAGAAAGCCTCTTCACCCGCACATGCAGAAGAGGCTTTCTTTTATGCGTTTTTTGATTTTTCTTTCGGCTCGTTCAATCATCGTCTGAACACTACTCGATGAGATACAAAGATAATTCGCAATCTCACTATATGTCAGACAATATCCTCGCGACATGAGATACGTTTCTCGTTCTCGTTCGGTGAGCACCGACAAAGCGTCCTCAATGCGTTCCCAATCCCAACTAATAATGGAGCTTTCTCTTTCGTGTTCGTCCCATTCGTAAGTTGGTTCGCTTGAGCGGAAAAATTTTTGCATCAGCAACGGGTCGAAAAGTTTCTCACGTTGATAAGCAGCTCGTCGTTCAATGCCTCTCCGATTGCCAGGTCTTCTTCCTGTCTTCATCCAGTCAATTGCATATACTAAATCACTTTCTATGCTTCTCAATACTGATCGATCTTCATCGCTTATTTTGCGTTTCAAAAGATCTCTGACTAAACGGAGCGATTCCTGATAACTTTTAAGTAAATCATCCAAGACAACCACCCCTCACCCGTTTTATGGTATAATAAGTTTAAGCGAACATACCTTCCTCTCACGTGTTGAGGGGATTTTTTTATCTAACAACAACTTTATACCGTTTTTTCACATGCGATGTAGATATTTTTCCTTTTTAAAGCAACACACAAGTCATATCACCTAACCTTCATACTTGTATTGACAACCTTTCGTTTCAGCGTCAAAAGCCGGAATACTTGCATCCATAAGTGCATTTCGATATTTGCAGCTTTTGAAATCTTCTTTTTTGCACCCGTTACATTGACTTTCAAGTACCGCTTCTGCAAGATCACCAAGTACATCAGTATGCAATGAGATCATTTCAGGTCTTTGAATCTCTTTTCTTGCCTCTTCATTCGGCATTAGAACAACTTGATATTTGTTTAGCATTTTGTATGTTCTTTTCTTGTCTTCTTCAGAAATCACTTCCGCTATCGCATCACTTGTCTTTCCTAACCACGTCTTTGCCATCCGCAATGGCTTAAGCCACTCTTTTGGTCTGTTATGCGCGGCCCACTCTTTCTCAAGCTCAATAAGTGCGCCTTCTAAGCCTACGAGCATGATGATGTTCTCACGATCCGCTTTTGTGAGATACATTGATTGTCACCTCCTCAATCTCTATTTCCACTTTTTCCTCTTCTCCTCTAATTCGTTGAATCGATAGAAACGAAACTTGTTTATCATCTTTATATGCAATTCCGTTCATCCCATCCATGCAGCTCTTTGCGATATTATCAATATCGGGAAATACATTTCTTTTTACGTATACTCGTATGTGAAGCGCTATGTTTCCCTCAAGCGGTTGTTTGATGACTTCTTTTGTTTTCCATCCAATCAATTCCTCATATTGTTTTGTCCTACGTGGCGTATATACGTTTCCGTTTTTCCCAAGTCTTGGACGCCCTTTTGGCACCGGACGCCCCGGAATAATGATTTTGTACAATCTCCTCACCTCAGAAGTCCGGTCTTTTTTATTTATCACACATATACTTCGCCGATAAATTCGACTCGATTGATACCAACTTCTTTATCCGTTATTTTAATCTGCAAAAAACCTCGATAGCCTTTACGATGTCCTTTTTGTCCGTCACAATACGTGTCTGGAAAGAACCGGTATAGTTATCCCAATGCACCAACCACAAATATTTTTTCATGCAGACACCACCTTTTTCCCATTTGCAGGTAGGACAAACTTCATTTCATTACCTTCCATCCAAGGCGTTGAAGCCATCGCCAGAATGGAATCGAAGCAATTTCTGGTCTATTTAGCTTCACATATTCGCTCGTGTAATAGTTTGCTAGTTTTTCGAGTAACTCATCAGGCATTAAGATTCATCCTTTCGCATGAGACATGCTCATCTTTTCCATCCCCTTGATCTAATTCTGCCAACAATCGTTGTATCTCTTGATTTACTTCCTCAATTTTTTCTTTTGTAGGAGTTCCCGCTTTAAAATAAATTCCAAATGGTAAAATCTCGATTTGCATGTTTTATGCTCCTTTCAGTTTTTTCATCACATCTTTAAAACCATTCTTATCTTTGTTGTTTTTATACCATGCTGCAAAATTCTGTTTTGCGATTTTCTCTATGTCCATTACCTCTGTGATTGATATTAATGATCTGTATTGATGCCCAGCCTGACATGTGCATTTTGCTGCGTATTCTGCTATATATCCAAAGTCAGTTTTTTCTTTGTACAGAATTACACCACTATCCATACAGACAAAGCACTTTGGGACATTTATCTTTGTTTTGCGATTATAATTGCTGATTTCCCCAGCTAATTCCTTAACTACTTGCATTTTTAAGCCTCCAATCACGGCCACTTAAAACAATAGGTCTACACATTTCAGTTATTCTTGATACTATCGCATTGCCTCGTTCTCCAAGATTTTGTTCTAACTTTTCACTAGTAAAATTCGTTGTGATGATGATCGGTTTTTCGTCTTCGTATATCTTGTTAATAATCTGATAAAGTACCGTGCTTGTATGTTCTGTCATCTTCTCTTTGCCAAGATCATCTATTATCAGTAGGTCAGCTTTTGTAAAAGTATTTATAATTTCCAAGATAGTCTTTTCACTTTGGTGATATGTGCTGACAATTAGTGAGATAATATCTACTACATTCCTAAAAATGACTGTATAGAATTGTTTGATTAGCTCATTTGCTATTGCTGCTGCAATGTGTGTTTTTCCTGTTCCAACCGGTCCTGTTAGAAGCAACCCTTTTCCGTTCGGAAATTCATTGATAAAATTTTGAGCTGCTGTTAGAGCGACGTGGTTATCTTTAGTAACTTTAAATGTGCTGAATGTTCTCTTGCGAAATTTCTTCCCTAATCCGCTATCAGATAGTAGTTTGTCTAATCTTTTTTGCCTTTCTTCTGCTAGAATCTTTTGAGCTTCTGCTTCATTTTTAGCAATGCTTTTTCTCAGAAAAGTCAAAATGTCATCATCGATCACCAATATCACCACCCATACTTTGTTTTTTTAGCAGCTTCGTAATAGTCTATCACTTTGTTTTTGTCTTGCTTTTGCTTTGCATTGTAGTTTATCCATTCTTCTAGCTTGCTTGCATTCCGGCAAACGAACGTTATGTCTGCATAGAATTTGTTTCTGTCATTTTCTCCGCAATGGAATGATGATTGTCTTATATTACGAATTGCTGTTTTTATTTGTTCAACTGTATATCCTTCTTTCAACCTAGCTTCTATCTTCGCTTTTCTTTCTTTTGTTAGACTATATGTTTTAAAGAATCCTTCGAAAGTTTCTAAATAAAAGTCAAAAACTTGCTGAACTTGTTCAGCATATATATTTTTTATATTCTTATCATTCTTACTATCATTCTTACTATTATTCTTGTTAGTTGTTAGATTTTTGCTAGCTCTTTGTTGGTTCTTTGTTAGTTCTTTGTTAGTTTCTTTGTTAGTTTCTTTGTTAATTAAAACATCACCATTTTTACAAACTGTTGATTTTATAGGATTTGTCGTATCTAATATGTTTGTTAATTCGTTTGTTGATTTGCTTGTTGAAATTTGACCTATTTTTGATTTTTGATGTTTATTTTCCTCATTTATCTTTGTTAGCTCTTTGTTAGTTTCTTTGTTAGTTATGTCCTCTCCAGATTGGTAAAACTCCCAATTTACAATGGTTATAAGTCTTCCTTCCTTTGTTGATTCGTTTGTTAGAAAGCCCCACGTTTCTAATTTTTTTAGTGCAGTTCTTATATTTTGGATTGTTACATCTGAAGCACAATGTTTTTTTAAACTTTCAAGAGATGTTACAAATTGACCAGACTTTACGGAATAAATTTCTCCTTTATATTCCCATTTTGATTCATTATGATTCGCTAAAAGTAAACATGTAATCATAACATCTCTTTGTTTGCTATTTAATTTTTGATACATTTCACTATCAAGAATTTTCCTGTATAATTTAATCCAACCATGCAATTTAAACACCGCTTTCGCTGGGTATAAATATGTTTTTTAGAGAAAGGCTCTTATTGAGCCTCTTCCCCTTCAACTTCAACAGATTGCTCTTCAATTTCTGTGCTTATATCAATCACATCATCAACGAACTCAGGTTCACTCGTAACATCTTTTCTAATCACTTCATCCTGTGCGGCCGCCTGCTGAATCTCGATGCTGATGGGTAGATATTTCCACATATGTCTTACTACCGTCTTTTTAGCCATTTCCTCATAGTCCGTTACCCATGGTCCTCCATTAGCTGTTTTACTGCGATTACGACGTTTCTCGATCTCTTCTTTCGGCATGAATTCGAATTGATAGCCACCGTCTTTGAAATGAGCAACTGCATAGGCGCCGATAAATTCACCACGATCTGTCATGGCTGGCTTATGAACAAGCTTCGGATGTAAGCCGTACTCATATTCGAACGTGTCGTTTTCATAAACCGCATGAGCATAAATGCTTTCGATGTTTCCCGATCTGCGGGCTAAGTCAATCATTCCTTTATAACCAATGATAAATTGGACTTCTGTCTGACCTGTTTTTCCGTTCTTGAAAGGTACCAGATAACAATGTCCAACAAGTCCAGGTTCAAGCCCTAACTGTGCAGCTTGCATAATAGCGCCTAGAAGTGAAGGAACAGACGCTTCTAACAGTTTTGGGTTTGTTCTGATTGTTGTAAGTGCGATTCTAGTCATGCGATCAATATCCATGTGCTTAGGTAAAACTTCCGCAAATCTTGGAGCCATTTTCTTCATATAAGCTGCAATCGTCTGTTCAGGTGTTGGAGTAGGAGCTTGTCCGTTTGCTCTGTTAGCTAATTGAGTTTTTACTTTTTCATTTGTTGCCATACCTTACGCCTCCCTTTTTATTGAAAATCTACGATATGATGATTCTTTAACATATTGTTTGTATAAATCAGGATGTTCTTTTTTGAATCTTGTACTATCAAATTTTGATGAGTTAATAGTCTTCCAAGTTACAATATGGTTAGAAGCAATCCCTCGCTCAAAATCACCAAGTTTTGCCTTGATGCGATTCTCATATTCAGCTTTCTTTTCTTCTAATTGTTTTAACTCCTCATTCACTTGCTCTAATGCTGTAATAAGCGTATCTGCTTCGCTATCGAGCTCAATTTCAGAATCATGTTCAGCTTCTGGATATAATGCCTTGAGTAAATCAGAAGAAGCTTTGCTTCCGTCGAACATAGGAGGAATTCTTTTAACTACGTGATTATCCCAGAAGTCTTTTTCGATATTAATTAGATACTGAATTATCTCCTCATCTCGCTCAATTTTCTTGTAGATGAATTTGTTGCCTCCGATGAGAACTGCAATCCACCAGGAATCAAAACCAGTCACGGCCATGTAATGCTGGCATTGAATGAGATATGACGCCGGAATATCATCGTCTTTCCACTCATCCTTGAGGTATTCACTGGCCGTTTTGCATTCTAAACCTGCGTTTTCTCCAACTATGAGCCTGTCCACATTTGCAATCATGAATGGGTATTCTGGATGTTGAAGGATTGCATTCTTTCTTCTTACTTTTAAACCAGTCCGCTTTGAAAACTCCTGAGCTACAACATCTTCGAGTAATGTTCCAAAGTACGCTGCCTCACTAAATACTTCTTCTACTTCTACCATTCCAGTTTTCTCTAAGTAGACAGCCACTGGAGACTTCCATTTGTTCAGACCTGCAATCGCAGCAGCATCCGATCCACCAATTCCATTACGTCTTGCTTTGAGCCATTCTTCACGGCTCATTTCATTTGTCATTGCTAAAACACTTGCGTTCATTTTAATACCTCCAATTTTGCTTGACCGCAAATTAGATCATGCTTATTAACACAAGTTATATACCCTGTTTTTGTTCTAATTGCATAAAAATGAGGATATTCTTTTACGAGTGTTCCAGTTCTCCTTAGTAGCATATCTTTCTTTTCTCTAATACCAAGTAGATTAGCATCCAACCAAAACTCTACTTTCACTTCACTTTTCCCCTCCTCATTGATTTTCTTGAGGCTATCTAGTATCATAAAAGTGGTAGAATCTAGATAGCCTTTTTTGTTTTAAGCCGTTTTGCTATTGCCAGTAGCAGCGGCTTTTTCCATCTCAGCTTTGATTGCTGCTTTGAGATCTTTTGCTTTACCGCTAAAGATAAAAATCTTTCTCATTTCTTCACCACCTTTACATAGTTGAGAATCATATAGAGCTCATCTATTTGATCGTTTCTAGTCTCACGTAACGCTTGAAGTAGTTGCTTTTTCATCCTTATCCCCTCACGTAATGTCTTTCTTGTAACTTTTTGTAGTGTTCATGCCACAATTTAACCCAGCTAAATCCATACTCTTTTGTTAATACGGCCACTAGATGACTTGCGGCATAAATCGCATCAATAACCTGGAGTAGTGCTTTTCTAATTTTCTCTAACTCTGATTGATTAACTGAATTTGCTAGATTCACAACCGATATACCTCTTAATGCATCAATTGCTTCTTGTAGTTCTTCTTCTGTTTTTGTTTTGACGCTTGCCCTATGTAAATCAACATACTCACCATCAAGTTTTTTGACTGAAGTTCCTGCCGTATATTCATTTGCCACTTCCATGGCAAACCAAGGATCGTCGTATTTGTTGACGATTGCACTTGAAACATCAGATGGTATTTTCGCTCTCTCAGTTTCATATGCTGATATACTTTCACGGCTCACATTGAGATCAAACGAAAGTTTTAATTGCGACTCTTTACCTCTTACTTCTTTAAGTGCCTTACCAACACCCATTATTTCACCCCCTCTCATTACCACCCTGGGATGAACTCTAGATGTATTATTTACTTGTATCCCTCACCCGTTGGCTTGTCCATATACAGCTCCCTATTTGGAGCCTTTTTTTAAAACTATGACTTCCCCCAAGTCATTTTGGATTACAGAACGATCAATAACATAGTTATCATATTGTTTAAGTTGTTCTTCATATTGCTGCATGTTATCAGCAATGATGAAATGCTGTTTGTTGTCTTTCCAAACACGTGCTATATAAATCAATTCGATCACCACCTTTTTAAGCACTCAGATTAAATTCATGTGCGTGCTCTTGTATCCAATCTAAAAACTTCTGTGTTGGTATCTTGATGTGCGCCTTTTTACTATCACTTGTCCTGATCGCCGGGAATGTTGGATGCTTGGTGATCTCGTACATGGTTGTTGTTCCAACTTTCAGTATCTCTTTAGCTTCTTTCACAGTGATTACTGGAGGATATCCATTCGTTTGTTGAGCCTGTACTAAATCAGCTTTAAGTTCTTCTTTAATCTTGATTAGTTCTTCACGGATGATGGTACGCAGCATTGTTTCAAATGATTCCATAGTTTCACCTCCTAGGCGGTTGATTGATCATTAACTTCACGTATTGCGTAGCGACTAGGTAAAAAAATTTCTTCTTTCTTTTTCTTATAAAGTTTGGCAATTTGTTCAGCTCTTTCAGCACTTACTTGACGTAAACCGTTTTCTATCTGAGAAAGGTATCCTGCTGGTATTCCCAATTTCTTTGCTGCATCCTCAATACTTAAACCAGCAGATAAACGAGCTAATTTAGGTAAGCTATTCATAGTATTCACCCCTTTCAAACTACGCATAACGTGTTGTCTGATAATATAATACACCGCATTATGCAAAGTGTCAATGCGTTTTGCAAAGTTTTTGGTAAAATATTTAAAATTTGCGTTTTGCAAAGTATAATTGAAACTAGGAAAGGAGGGTCAACAGATGTTTGGGAAAAGATTGCGTGAACTTAGAAAACAAAAAAAACTAACTATGAAAGAGTTGGGTAATCTGTTTAATTTAGCTGAATCAACAATATCAGGCTATGAAAATGAAACAAGAAAACCAGATATGGAGATTATCAAACAATTCGCCGACTTTTTCGAAGTATCCGTTGATTACCTCCTTGGACGTACCAACGATCCATCTCCTTCCCTTCCTGAAGAATTGGAGGACCCTGAAATTAGCGTCTTCTTTAAAGATTACTTATCATCACCAAAGGAAAAACAAGAAGAATTGCGGAAAATATGGGAGATTATTAAAGTGCGTGAGGCTGGGAGAAAGCCTGGGGATAAGCAAAAATAAAGTATAATACATCGAAAGTAAAACAACTACCTACACGGAGTCGTTTTCGTGCTTTTAAGGAGAATGTCGAAATAAGTCAGTATTTGTTGAGCTTTGGCAATAGGACAAGTTTACGCTTGTCTTTGCATACATTCATATTTTATAAGGGGGTATTTATTAATGAAAATCTTTAAAAAATGGTGGTTCTGGGTGGTCGTTGTAGTGGTGGTTATCGCTGTTGCCAATAGCGGTGGTAATGATACATCTACACCAACAAAAGCACAACCAGACACACAAAAGCCCCAGAATAGTAATATATCTTCTCAAAAAATGGACGAAAAAACAAGAAAAGACCTTGCTGAATTAAAAACATACTTAAAAGACAATTTTACTGGCACATCTTGGTATAACTTAATCAAAGATGTTCAACTAATAAAAAATAAAAATGAAGAGTACTCTGTTGTTGTAAAATCATCTATTTATCATGATGATGAAGGGGAAAAGGCTGCTGAAAAGCTCTTTCCTGCATTTTTAGGTTGGGGAAATGATCAAACACGAGATGTAAAAGTTAGTGATGTTACTATTTTAGATAAAGATGGAAATGCTTTAATACGAAAAGACAATCCAATTCAAAAGTAAGATATTACACTAAAAAAAACGGCATCTGAAAAAGGTGCCGTTTTAACAAAATGTTGCCAAACCATTTCTGTCATTTTATATAATTAGTGACGGAGATTTTTGACAGGGGGTGAAAATTTTGCATATCAGAAAAGCAGTAATTGATCGATTCGAGGATAATCTTGCTGTGATTGAATGGATCGATACGAAAGAAACACAAGACATAGAGCGTTCAAATCTACCTAATGAAGCTAAAATTGGTGATGTCGTTTATCTTAAAGAAGACCAATGGGTCATTGATTTCGATGAAACTAAAGAGAGAGAAATAAAAATCAAAAAGTTAATGGATGAATTATGGGAGGATTAAGTTTATGGGGTATATTGTGGCTTTATTAATATTAATTGCTCTTCCCTACTACGTTTATCTTGAAGCACAAAAAAGAGGGATGAATTCAATACTTTGGTTTGTCGGGTCTATTTTATTTCCTATTATTGTACCAATTGTATTCTTTATAACTAAAAGAAAGATTTCTGTTTCTCAAAGTGCTAATTACATACCACCAGGGTTTCGATCTAAAAAGTTATGGAAAATGGGAGTTGCAGGATTTGCTTATTTAATACTAGTATCTGCTGTATTTGCTGCTGGAAGAGCTCCATCTATTCCAACATCTGAAAAAACAAGTACCGTTGAGAAACAAGAAACAACAAATACTCAGGTTGTCAAATCTATACAAACTAATCAAAATCAAGCAACAACTACTAATACAAGTAATGGTACACCTGTATCAAATGAGCCGACAACTACAACAAACGAACCTACTCCAACTGGAAAGCTTGAGGTTCGTTTTCTAAATGTTGGTCAAGGTGATGCAACTCTTGTGAAGTTCCCTTCTGGCAAGGTAATGCTTGTAGACGGCGGAAATAATCAGTATGGACAAGCTGTTGTAAATTATATAAAAGATGCTGGTGTAAAATCGATAGATATTATGGTTGCTACTCATCCGGATGCCGATCATATTGGTGGTCTTGATGTAGTACTTCAAAATTTTGTAGTTAAAAAATTTTATGCTCCAAAGGTTGCAAATAATACCAAGTCTTATGAGGATATGCTTCTAGCTGTTAAAAATGAGGGAATTGGAATTTCCTCAGCTACTGCGGGAGTAAAATTAGACGTTGGGGCTGGAGCGACTGCTGAAATGGTTGGCCCAATTAAGAATTACGGTTCTAGTGACATGAATAATAACAGTGCTGTCATTAGAATCGTTCATGGTTCAACATCATTCCTTCTTACAGGTGATGCAGAAATTGAATCTGAATCAGATATGATTGCTTCTGGAAAGACATTAAAATCTACCGTATTAAAAGTGGGCCACCATGGTTCAAAATCATCTACTAGTCTCTCATTTTTAAATGCTGTTTCACCAAGCTATGCCGTGATTAGCGTTGGCCATAATAATTATGGACATCCTACGACAGAAATATTAAATAGGTTGAGTAGTAAAGGTATAAAAATATTTAGAACGGATAAGCAAGGTACTATTATTGCTACAAGTAATGGTTCAAAGGTAGTGTTTAATTCAAACCCTATGTCTTACGCTCCAACTAAGGTCACAACGACCACAAGCAAGCCAAAATCGACTACAACAAATAAGACGGATACAAAAACCACGACATCTAGTGGTGATTGTTCAAAGCCATTAATTAAAGGGAATATAAGCTCAAGTGGAGAAAAGATATACCATGTTCCAGGCGGAGCTTATTATGATAGAACAATTGCAGAGGAAATGTTCTGTACTGAAGAACAAGCTATAAAAGCAGGTTATAGAAAATCAAAGAGATAAAATTTTTAAATTAATTAGCCAACTTTTGGCTTTTTGTTTTATAATAAATACGAACATATTTTCTTATATAGCTCTTTTAAGAGCTTTTCTTTAACACTAAAAACAGAACAAATGTTTGTGTAAGGGGGAGTAAAAATTGTACAACTATAAGTTAACACCGTTAGAAAATTGGATCAAAGAATTTTATCAGCAATTGGGTATTACGGAGCCGTATCAATTAGATTTGAACGATATTGCAGCAAAGTTAAACATTTGGCTTTACTTTGAAGAAATGAGCAGTAGAGCGTTTGAGAGAAAAGGAATGGCTAGTATCATTATTGATCGTCGCCTGTCCCCTGCTGAGCAATGGGAAGATTTCGGCCACGAGATGGCTCATATATTACGACAATGCGGAAATCAGATAATATTGCCAGACTCCTTTGTTCAATTTCAAGAAATGAGAGCTGATAACTTCGCATTAGAATTCTGCATCCCTACTTTTATGCTATTGAAGCTTGATTTACCTAATACCAGCAAAAAAATCATTGAATTTATAATGGATAACTTTAACGTTACCGAACGATTTGCTAAAAGAAAATTGGACAAGTTTCAAAGAAATCTATATCAAGCACAAATCGATGCTAAATTTCAAGCAAGTATAGATTATGAACGATCATTATTAAATAATCATCAAGCGGATTTTACCGAGGTGCGGGAAAACAAGATTTATTTTTACCAAAAAGGAGCAGGAATCAAAAGTATAATTACCACAAGGGAGCTGGTCGAATGTTAGTAGAAATTCGTTCAGAGATTTCATCATTAACTAAGCGGAGCTTATATGATGCTCACGAGTTAGGAATGGTTGAAGTAAATTATCCCATCAACGTGGATTATGCTCTTTTGATTGACGATATTGGCTTAAATTCGCTCGGGATTGATCAAGGAGATATTTTACTCATTGAGAAAGCAAGATGGGTTACATCCCCTGTTCAGCTCGTCGTAGCTGTTATCGATGATGAGATGATCGCTAGAGTATTTACACAGCACAAAGATGAATCAATACATTTACTTGCTGATAATGTTGATGATATTGTGGTTTATCCGGATGACATAAAGATAATCGGGCTTAGTTTATATGTTATAAAGCCTGATACTGGCGGGATTAAACCGATCAATGCGGAAGATATGCTATTAAAGAGATAAAAGTAACAAGAATCAAGGGGGAGAACATTATGAAAGGACATGTGAGAAAGCGCGGATCCAAGTGGGTTTTTGTTATTGATGTTGGAAGAGATGAAAAAACGGGCAAGAGGATCCGAAAATGGTTTTCAGGATTCAATACAAAAAAAGAAGCTGAAAAAGCCATGGCACAGAAAATTCACGAATTGAACATGGGTACTTATGTTGAGCCTTCTAAGTTAACTCTTGGGGATTACCTTTATCAATGGTTAGAGAATTACGCAAAGGTAAATACCGCTCCAAGGACTTACGAAGGTTATGAAATGATCATTAAAAAACATATTATCCCATCACTAGGCCACATTACATTAGATAATCTTAAACCTCTGCATATTCAGAGATATTATTCAGATAAACTTTCTCACGGAAGAACTGATGGTACTGGAGGTTTATCTGCCCAAACCGTCCTGCATCATCACAGAGTTCTAAAGGAAGCATTAGAACAAGCTGTGAAGTGGCAACTGATTGTTCGGAATGTTGCTGATGCCGTTGAACCTCCCAGACCAAAAAAAGTTCAAATGGTTACTTTAAACAAACAAGAAATATCAAAATTACTTGAAACAGCTAAAGACTCTCCCTTTTTCCCTATTATTTTTACTGCTATTTATACCGGTATGCGTAGAGGTGAAATCCTTGGTCTTAGATGGAGAGATATTAACTTTCATAACAGAGTAATATCTGTTAGACAAACACTCCAAGCAGTGAAAGGTAAAGGGTTAATCTTTAAAGAACCTAAAAATGGGAAAGAAAGGACCGTTTCTATTCCTGATTCTTTAATCGATCTTTTAAAAAAACAAAAAATAAAGCAAAATGAAAATAAACTTCGTTTTGGACCTGCTTATAACGATTTTGATTTGGTATTTGCTCAACCTAACGGAAATCCATTTCAGCCGTCTGAGCTATCAAGAGGTTTTAATAAAATAATAAAAAAAGCAGAAATAACTCCTATTCGTTTTCACGATTTAAGACACACTCATGCGACTCTATTGTTAGAGCAAGGTGTTCATCCTAAGATCGTATCTGAAAGACTTGGGCATTCCTCGATAAACATCACATTAGATACTTATTCTCATGTTCTTCCTAATATGCAGGAAGAAGCTGCTAATAAGTTTGATGATTTAATAAAGAAATCAAAAATTTAA